CCTCGTACCGGTAACACTTAACAAACAACTGCCCATCATCCTTAGCTTTGACTTTAACCGTAATCCAATATGTTGCTCGGTGGTGCAAGTTATACCACCGATGACAATACGCGTTAAGGAAACGATTAAGTTAGCCAACAGCGACATCTACCAACTATGTGATGTTATACTAAGCAAGTATGGCAATGCACTTTACCAAGTAACTGGCGATGCGAGTGGCAAGTCATCGAGTGCATTGGTGCAGGATAACCTCAACTATTATACCGTTATCAGGCAGAAGTTTGGATTGAGCAACAATCAAATGTTAGTGCCCACAGTCAACCCATCATTAGAAGATAATCGAATGTTGGTTAACTCATTGTTGGCACGCGGAACGGTTGAACTTGACCCCGAGATGACCAAAGGTTTACAATTCGATTTAGAAAACGTTGCTGTGCTGCCTGATGGCACGATAAAGAAAACAGACCGAAACGATCCAACACAACAGGCGGATGCTTTAGATACTTTTCGATATGCTTGTAACACTTATTTAAAAAGTTTTATATCTTTGTCGCATGTTTAGCGTAATAATACCAACCATGTGGAAATCTCCACGCATCACGAAGCTAATAACCGACCTTTGCGAATGCGATGTGGTAGGCGAGGTCATCATCATTGACAACAATCCGAGCGAAAGCCAATCATTACCATTTAGTGCTAAGATAGCATTGCACTTAATGGCTGAAAACATCTACGTTAACCCTGCGTGGAACTACGGAGTTGAACGTTCAAAGTATGACAACCTACTTATTTGCAACGATGATGTAAACTTTGACCCTGCATTCTTATCAATATACGATGATGGCTCACTTGCCAATGTCGGTGTTATAGGCATGGCATTTGAAAACTATAAACTACAATCAGATGCTAACATACACCTTAGAGCAATGAAGCAAAGGCCTTATGGTTGGGGGTGTGTAATGATGATTCACAAATCCAAGTACGTTGCCATACCGGAAGACCTACTCATCGCGAACGGTGATGATTGGTTAGCACAACACGCGACACCATTTGAATTGCATGGCTTATCGATTCAATCCGAGATTAGCACCACATCGAGAATGGAGGAGTTTGGATTGATACAACACACCGATAACGAAACTTATAAACTAAAATATGGCACACAAAGAACAAATTGAATGGTGCGAGCTTGTCAAGTACGCGCACCCAGAGTATTTTGTCGGCACTAACGTGTTGGACATTGGCTCACTTGACATCAATGGCAACAATCGTTACCTATTTGAGCAATGCGACTACACTGGCATTGACATAGGCGAGGGGCCGAACGTTGATTTAGTTATTGAGGGCCACTTGCACCGAACGGACAAGGACAATAAGTATGATGTTGTTGTTTCAACCGAATGTTTTGAGCATGATAAACATTGGGAGCTCACGCTTAACAACGTTATAAAAAACTTATTGAGCAAGGGTGGTTTGTTTTTATTTAGTTGTGCGGCGCCAGGCAGACCTGAACATGGAACAAAGAAAACAAGTCCAAAGGATTCGCCATTCACAACCGACTACTATCGTAATTTAAGCGAGGAGGATATTCGCAGCGTGTTGGATTGCAACAAACTATTTAAAGAATATAAATTCAAAACCCGTACAACATTTCCGCAAGATTTGTATTTTTACGGAATAAAAAAATAAAACATGAGCCTAATAAACTGCGGTCAATCATACACCCAAGACATAAGCGGATGTGCCGCTTCACTTATATTTCAGTTTCCAACATTAACTGTTGCCACTGAGTATGTAGTTAAATTCACCTATTCAAATGGATGGGTGCTAAAGAAAACAATTACATCCGATGCCATTGATGCAACTATAACCATTGACAATGATGGCTATTGGAACATTGGCACAGGCATAGTGTTGATTGAGATTTGCACGAATGATAATGCTTGCACACCGCAAACATTAACAGTATGCGCAAACAACTTTACATCATTAACATTGAACTTTATAAACATTACAACCGATGCAACCGATGCCATTATACCTTGCGATTGTCCTGAATAGTTTTGCATGTTTAGGCGTGCATTGTTTAACTCGCGAGGGTATGTTATTTGAAAAGTTTCGTAACCTTATTCATTGGTTATTATGGTCGTTTTTCTATTGGATTTGCGTAAATATAAATAAGAAAAGATTTCCGTTTTTTAAAATGAACGCCCAAAAGATTGCTGACTACCTTTGCAAGCCACTATTTGACTGCCCACCTTGCATGGCTTCGGTTTGGGGTTTACTTGGTTGGTTTTACCTCGAGCCGGGCCTTGCAATAGTACCTTATATGTTGGTGCTATGTGGAGTAAATGCATTGATAAGTAAACTATATTACTATGGAGATTGAAGATGCACATAAGTTTCTAATTAGTTTAGGTTGGACATACACTGGACAAACGTGTGGGTGTGGAGGTGCCGCAAAAAAAAGAACGTACAATAAGAATTTTGATAAATTAATAATAAATATAAGAACAAAACTTTATGAAATTAATAACCAACCTAAAAAACCGCTTCAAGAGCTCGCCACCAGTTTATAAATCGGACTATCCGTTAGAGTTTGCATTCCATTGCGGAGGCGTTGACTACTTTGAGTTTGTCGATAAGAACAACCTACCTTACGAACGCGGATTGGAGGCGTTAACGTTCTACCAAGAGATGCAAAATGGAGTGACTAACGACTATATTAAGTCATACAATGCCGCGATGAATAAGTTGCTATCCGATCCAAAGAAAATCAACCTCAACGAAATCATCAAACTGCAGGCTTACTTTGAGCAGAGGTGTAGTTACATCATTAGCAAAGAAATAGTTTATAAGGTTGCTTCGGTTGCGTTTGTTTCAAAGGATGAGCCATTGACACGCTATGACTTTAAGGCGAATGAAAAAAAGATTAAGAACTGGAAGGAGAATGCGGGTGATAGTTTTTTTTTGTCAATGCCAATAAAGAAATTAGTACCGTTTTTGGAGAAATCAGGAAACACTTCCCTGATGTATTTGAGCATAGTCGAAAAGGTGGAGCAGATACAAGCGGATATTCTTTCATTACAGCAGTTAGGGATGGAATTGCAAGCCGAGAACGATTAAAAATTACTGTATTAAATTATTTGCCTGCCAATTATCAAATTAATTTACTAAATTTGTACGATTTCTTTTTCTTTGCTAACGAGGCAAAGAAGCCACAACCGAAAACGCCTAAAAAGTAATGGCAGTTGGAAAACGTAATAATAAAGTTTGTTGCCGACACTTCAGGACTTGAGCCTGCAATAAAGCAACTTGAGTTACTTGGCAAGATAAGCAAAGAAGATGCTGCTGCGTTTGCGCAAGTCAACAATGAGCAAAAAGAATTTATCCAAAACTTAAATAAATCCACCACCGAGATGGGCAAGTTGTCCAATGAAGTTGAGGGTTTAATGTCTGAAATTCAAGGCGGAGTTATGGAGAAGTTTGCAGAAAACTTATCCGAAGTAACAAGCGAAACCAAGCAAGCGGGTACGGGTTTCAAGTCAATGAAAGCCGAACTTAAAGAACTTAAAGCGCAAATCGGTAGTGGGTCATTAGGCGAAAAGGAATTAAAGGAAGCCACAAAACGCGCGGCTGAGTTAACCGATAACATTGGAGATGTTAACGATAAGGTAAAAGCCTTAGCGAGCGACACAAAGCGCATTGATGCGGTTGTAACTGCATTTAAAGGCATAGCTGCTGCTGCTTCGGTTGCTGCTGGAGCTGCTGCATTGTTTGGAGGCGAGAACGAAAAGTTAACTAAGACATTAGCACAAGCACAAGGTGCAATGGCATTGTTGCAGGGTGTTCAAGAGTTGGCAAACATAGCAACAACTGAGGGTGCATTAAAGACATTTTTGCTTGATGGTGCGCAAAAGACGGCAACAATATCATCAGCAATAATGGGCAGAACGATTGCGGCATCAACTGCTGTTGCAACTGGTGGTGTAAGTTTGCTTCTTGCGGGGTTAGCTTATTTGATTGTAACTATGGGCGATGCGCGTGATACTGCAAACACTATGAACAAGGCTTTGGAGGGCGATGCAGCAGCAAGAAAGAAAGCGGTTGACATCAGAATTTCAATGATGAAAGATGGCCAAGTAAAAGAAAGGTTTTTATTAAAGAGGGAATATGAAAAGCAAACAGCCGACCTTTATGAGCAAGTAAGAACTCAAAAAGTAAGTAGGGCAGCAAGTCAATCGTTATCGTTAGCATTAACTGAAAAATATTATGCGGATTTACAAGAATTAGCAGATAAGTATAAAAAAATTGATGCCGATGCAGCTAAAAAGGTAGAAGATGAAAAGAAAGCTAATCAAAAAAAGTTAGATAAATTATCAGAAGAAGCACGCAAAAAAGCCGAAGAAGATGCTGCTGCACGCGCTAAAATATTAGCTGAATTAAGTGAACAACTTAAGCAAAATATGTTAAAGCAAGAGGATATTCAAACCGAATATTTTAAATCAGTTGATGAGATTGATGCTATGTATGCTGAACTTTCACAAGACAGAAGATTTACTACCTCCGAGCAAATTTATGCTGAAATTGAAAAACGATTGCAATCCGAATATCAAGCAGCCATAAAGAAATCTCAAATTGATATGGCAGCAAATGAACAACTTAAACAAAATTATTACGCACAAACAGATATACAAGTTCAATTTAAAAAAACACAAGAGGAAGTTGATGCTGAATATGCAAAAATTGCACAAGAGGGTAGGCTTACAACATCTGCTCAAATTTATGCAGAAATAGCAAAGAGGTATCAGGCAGAAGTTGAGGCAGATAAAAAAATAATTGAAAATAAAAAAATAATTGCAGCGGCTGTTATTGATAACGCCAAAGTTATTACAGACACCATCTTTACTATTAACCAACAAAATAGAGATGCCGAAACTAACGATATATTAGAATCACTTAGCATGCGCAAAGATGCGGAGTTGGCTAATAAGGATTTAACCGATGCACAACGTTTGCAGATTGAAAAGAGGTATCAACAAGAGGAAGCACAAATTAAGTTACGCGCTTGGGAAGCAGAAAAACAAGCAGCAATATCACAAGCAATAATCAATGGAGCTTTAGCAATTACTAAAACATTTGCTACTTTAGGATTTATTGCGGGCGCACCAGCAGCTATAGCGCAAGCAATATCAACAGCCGCACAAATAGCCATTATTAGTTCAACCCAACCGCCAAAGTTTGCCGATGGTACTGAATTTTTAGTTGGTGCGGGTACGGGCCGAAGCGATAGCAACCTTGCTTACCTATCACATGGTGAGCGTGTTGTTCCTGCGGGCGTGAATAGTGATTACTTTCCTGCATTGAGTGCTATACATAATAGAGAGGTTGAGCCATCGTTTGCGAATAACATATTGACATCATTAGCCAACGGAACATTTGACCTTGCCGCGCAATTTCAATCGAAGCAATCTCACACCGATAGCGGTTTGGATTACGATAGGTTGAGCAAAGTTTTGGAACGCAATAAATCAAGTGTGCATATCAATTTAGATGAGCAAGGCTTCAATAAGCATATCATTAAAGAGAATAGTAAGGTATCATTTAGAAACTCTAAACTAAGAATCAAACAATGAATTGGCGTTGGACATTAATTGAATCAGATGCAACTGAAACGGAAGTAACGGAGCCAGTTGGGTGGGATGGTATTTCGGGGAACATGCAGCGAAACATGATTCATCATGGCGTGTTCATCAACATTTCAACCGATAGCTTTGAATGGGTAGGCACTGCTTACACCTTGCTTTATAACGAGTACCAAACCAATGGCGCAAATGGTCAGATGAATATTCGTATTGAATATCAATGTGCTGAGGGCGATGCATACACCGTTTACTTTAATGGCAACTTTGACTTCAACACCTTTGAGCGCCAATGTGCCGACTATTGTTTTTGCAAGTGTTTAGTTTCAGCAACTAAATGCACCGATGTATTCCTATCACGAATGGGGCAGGATGTTAATGTGTTAAGCGCAACCAACTTTGATGGGCAAGCAATCACACCGATGACTTACACTCCGTTAAACATAACGGGGCAAGGTATATTTTTGCAGAATACTGCAAACAATAACGATGGCGAAAATAGCGATTTTACAATTTCTTCTGGTGTATCTGGTTTTACTCGTGATTTTTATCCAATTTATTTGCCAAATAATCCATTGATGGAATTTGGAGAATGGAATGTAAATAATGTTAGTCCTGCATTGATAGAGGCAAGCACTTTTGTAATTCCTGCCGATGCAGATAGAATTGAAGATACATTTAATTTTATTTATCTATATCAACCAATTGAAAACCAATGTATAGACCAAGTTAATTATAATTGGCGCACAAAAGGAACAATGATTTTTTCTCCTTATAATGATACAGAAATAACAGATATAATCTTAATTGCTACACAAGTAAACCCTATAACTGGTGCATTTACTAACTTAGGTACTGTTACAATCATATCTTCAATTATTTTAACAACAGGTGTACCACAATCATTTAACTTTGATGAAACCAATTTTGGAATATTTACAAACTTAACGCCAAATGATTATGTTCTTTTTACATGGGATATTTATACAACATTTGGAGGAATAGATATAAGCATTAATTATGATAGCGGCGATGTTAATTATTTTAACATTGGAGCAAATTCAGCCTGCGCCCCATCCGCTTCTGATTCAGTTTACCTTACTGATTTATTTGAATACTTGCCAACAGCATACATGGGCACCGATTGTCCAACACTATTAGTTGAGAATGTTTTTGGTCAATGTTTGAATAGATACTCAATAACTAAAGGCTCATTTATTCGTAATGTCACACAGCCGAGCGTTCCTAATTTATTCGTAAACTTTGAAATGTTATTCGAGGAGTGCCGCAAAATATTTAACATTGGTTGGGGGTTTGATAATAACGAAACTGAATTAATACTTGGCAGAACGGACATATTTTATAAGTCAAATGTTGTTGTCGATGTTGGCCTATTAGACATGGCTACATTTACAACCGCCAAAGATTTGATTTACGGAACGATAACGGTAGGCTATAATAAGTGGGAAGCCGAGGAGTACAATGGCCTTGATGAGATGAATACCGAGCGCCAATATCGCAGGAATATCGACACGAATCCAACCGAATTAGATTTGATGAGTGATATAATTTCAGCAGGCTACACTATTGAAATTACGAGGCGTAAAAACCAAGGCAGAACGGGAACAAGTGACTGGCGTTATGATGATGACTTGTTTATCATTAACACATACATTGATGATGATTTAGTGCTATACGCTTACCAAGGCGTTGACAATGGAGCTGCTAATATTTATTCACCAGCAACACGAATGAATTACGCTTTAACACCAGTGCGCAATTTGATGCGTTGGTTTAAATCCATTGCCGCAGCTACACCAACGGTTGCAAATGAAGATTTAATATTCACAAGCGGCACCGGTAACTATATTGCTGAGGGGCAAATGACTGTTTATTGTCCTGTTGAGGGTGAAGTTATAGCAGAAAATGAAACAATAGACAGCACTAAATTTTCAGATGACTATTACATCACACCGATTTGGCAAACTGTTTATGCAACTTTCAATGCTCCGTTATCGATGGCGGAATTTGAAGATATTAAGGCCGATGTTTATGGCGCGATTCGTTTCAGATGTTCAGACACCATTTACTTGGGCAACATTATCGAAATGAGTCACGATCCGAATGTAGGCATCGCAAACTTTAAACTTTTATTAAGAAGATAATGGCAACAATTCAAAACATTGCAAATAGCTTTGTAACATTTTACAATTTATCTAACAACACAGGCATTCCCGAATACGTTACTGATACTCTTTGCGGAATACAAAAAGATTTCTGCTATCCTATTTACGATGAAAAGGATTTGCAATTTCAAACACAAATCTCATCAACTGAAGTTATCAATAGCATAACGATTCAAAAGACACCATCATCAACGGGCGTATCAGTAAGTGTGACTGGTGTTACAACTGACATCATAACTAATGGCACTATTGATGGTAAAACTATTTACAATATTTGGTTTTCGTTTAGTGGCTCGGATTTAATGGATGGAATTTTGGAGGGCGATTGTTTTATAATATCATTTTTTTGTGGAATAGCTGAGCCAACTTTTTTTATAAGCAATCAATGTTTTAAAAAGGTTGCTGATAAATGTTTGACTACTCAATTAAAATATATCAATTCTGAAAACGCATTTGGTTTTGTTTATAGAACTGTTGGCACATATCCAAACATAACCGTTACCACCAATACCATAAGATTGCCATTATATTTAAAAGAGCCGATTATCAATAGTGAGAAAACTGTTTACGTTCGTTCAAATGGAGCTCGCGAGTTATTGTCGGCACGTTTAAGCAAAAGGTATAAAGCACTTGTTGACCATGTGTTAGAGGAAACTCATCAAAATTTAGTTGTTGCATTAAATCATGATGGTGTTTATTTATGGCCCGAAAATTATTCCAAAACAAGTGGCATGCGAGTTACGTTTGAGGATGAGTACAACAATGATTTTCCTGCAATAATGCAAAATGTTAATATTTGGGCCGCAGATTTCACTATCTTTGAAACTCCATTTAACAACTTTAACTCAAATTGCGAATGACAACGGGAATACTTTTAATAGGCATAGGCCATAAGAACTACGGATGCATGGCTGCAAACCTTGCTATGTCATTGCGTGCGAATGGTTGTGATTTACCTATCACATTAGTAACACAACCCGAAACAATCACGCGTTTAGATGATGCATATAAGGCATTGTTTACCGACATTAAATACATTGAGCCACATTGTTACACGCTTAAGGACAATACCGAGTGCTACATCAAAGCAAAGGCGCACATGGATGAGCTCACACCTTATGACTATACCTTGTTTATTGATGCCGATGTTATTATGATTAATAACCATTCCATCAATGCAGAGATTGAGAAACTTAAAGGCATTGACTTTACCATAAAAAATAAAGGACTTAACAATAAGTTTTCTATTTGGGCCGACATGGATAAGGTGGTAAGTGAATATAAACTGGAGGATAAAGATATTTACGAAATACATTCGGAGTTTATTTGGTGGAAAAAAGGCCAACCTGCAATGGCAAAGTGGGCAGAAAACTTTGAGAATTTAAAAGTTGCACCAACTAATTTTGCGGGGTGCATAGCCGATGAGTTACCGTTGTTTATATCGATGGCACAAACCGACACCAAACCGCACATGTTAGCTTACAATCCTATCTACTGGTTTAATCAAGATAGTAAGAATCAAAAAAGAATTAAGGACATGAAAGAAGATGGCTATTGCGGCTTAAGTATTGGAGGCAATATGATTTCAGAAATACAACAAACATCTTATGATATATTGGTTACAATTTACTCTAAAATGTTCAACATGAAACTTATTTTTAAATCACAACAAAAAAAGAGATGGGATGCTAACAGAAACATTTTATAATTTTATGCATATTATGCGATATATTTCTTTACAACGCCATACTTATTAAATGGAAACCGAAAACAAATACACAAGATTTGATGCTGAAATAATTGCAGAGATAGCAAGGCATCAACACATTGAGAGTGATGAATATGAGAACTTTCTTTATTATTCCGATGCCGAATATCCTGCTAAACTTATTAACGAAATAAGACCAGGCGAAAATCCCGAAGTAAAAGAATATCGTAAAAAAACATATCAAGCGGTTTTCGCTGAGGTGTTTGATAGGGTGTTGAATGCACTTAATAAAATACAACGTTCGGATGGTTATTATTTAAAATATCCGCAAGAAATATCGCCAAAGATTTCAAAGGGCGAGGACTTGCAAAGCTACCTAACGTATAACTTCACTGCTTCAAAGTCATTGATGAATTGGGCGTTTCAAGTTGGATTAAAGCAATATGTTATTGATGCCAATGGAGTGATTATTGTTTGGTCTGATGCAAGTGAGCCAACCGAGTACAAGAAGCCGAAGCCATTTATAATAAATTCAGACCGCATTATTTACACCTATGAGGGCAAGTCAGTAGTTTACAAAGATGAACATGACAGAGATGTGTTTTATTCGGTTGATGACTTTGCGTGGTCAAAGTGGCGCAGAAAAAAGCGTGGTCAAGGCTATGAATTAGCCGAAGCCATTGAGCATGGTTTAGGTATATTCCCTGGCTTTACCATTGGCGGTGTAGTGGAGGAAGAAGAAGAACTTGGGCGCGAATATCAAAGTAGATTTCAAGCAATGTTACCTTGGTTGAATGTTGCAACGGTGGAGTTTTCAGATTTGAGAGCCGAGATAACGCAACATATATTTTCAACCGTTTGGATTTACCAAGATGAGCAATGTCCTGCGTGTAATGGGCAAGGCTATTTGATAAAAGAAAACGAGAAAGTACCATGTACTAATAGCAAGTGTAAGGGTGGACAGATTCCGAAAAGTCCTTATGAAACATTGAGGGTAAGACCTGCAAAAACATCAATGGGTGAGGTGCCAGCACCAACACCACCGATGGGTTATGTTCAAAAGCAAACCGAGATTGCTGAACTTCAAGATAGGAGGATAAACGAAATGCGTTATCGTTCACTTGCGGCAGTAAACATGCAGTTTTTGGAGGTACAACCAACCGCACAAAGTGGCGTTGCAAAGGCTTATGACCGCGATGAAACCAACAACACTTTTTATGGTGTGGCAGTTGACTTAGGAACGATAATGACTAACATTGCTTACCTATGTGCGAAGTGGAGGTATAACTTATTATATCCAAATGATGCAGACATTCGCGCAATGGTGCCGATTATGATAGTGCCGAATACGTTTGACATCATTGGCTCACAATTATTAGTTGATGAAATAAAGGCGGCAAAGGACAGCACATTAAACGATGCTGTGTTGAGTGAAATGGAGTTGGAATATATCAATAAAAGATTTCCTAACGATGTTGTGTTGCAAAATAGAATGCGTGATGCGTTCAGTTTAGATCCTGCAAGTGGCAAGAGTGATGATGAAAAGGGAATGTTAGTGAGCAACCGAATGATGAGCAAACAAGATGCAGTAATAAGCACTTATATCTTTGACTTTGTTGAACGCGCATACGCTGAAAATCCAACCTTTGCCGACCTTGATAAGAAAACAAAGCAAGCGGTGTTAAGTCGCTATGCAGATGAGAAGTTAAGGGATATAAATTCAAAAGATATATTGACAACTCAAATATTTGGAACGCAAGCAGCAGATACTACTTCGGGCGGCAAGTCACCTGCTGATTTGAAATACACAGTTGGAGGTTTAACTGGTATTATCGAAATCGTTAAAGCGGTAAGCAGTGGGGTGTATGACTTAGAAGCAGCCATCAATATGGTTATGGATAGATTCGGATTAACTTATGAGCAAGCTAAGGCGCAATTAGGCACACCGCAAATCATAACATCGGAAGCGCAGTTGGATAAGATAACTCAGTTGACTTAATGGCTGTTGGAAATAAAGAAATACAATCTACATTAACAGCCATTGACGATGGTTTGATTACTTGGAACGAGGCGATGCCAAAGATTCAAGAGCAGATTTATCGGAGGCTGTTAATATTCCAAAAGGAGTTATCTATTCAGGGCGATACAATAACCAACTCGGTTAAGAATATCAAACTATTATCGAGTTTAAAATCGGATTTAGAAAGTATTATTCTCGATGATAGCGACTATTTAGAAAGCGTTACCAAGTTTGCGAAGTTATATGATAAGGTTAATGACTTAAATTATTCATACTTCAAAGCGTTAGAAAAGAAATTCAAACCGCCAAAAGTTATGGAGGCTATCAAGCAGCAGTCTATTTCTTTGACCTTGGATTCATTAACGGAGGCAGGAATGAACAACAACCTCATCAATCCTGTACGCGAAATGATTAACACCTATGTCACTACTGGAGGTAGCTATGCGCAGTTAAATAAGGAGTTAAACAATTACATCAATGGCACACCTACAATCGATGGCGCATTGGTTAAGTACACGAAGCAAGTTACAACCGATGCTATTCATCAATACACAGCAACGGTTAACCAAGTTGTTAGTGCTGATTTGGGTTGGGAGTGGTTTCGTTACGTTGGCAGCAACATCAAAACAACGCGAACATTTTGCAAAGCATTAACCGAAAAACAATACTACCATAGAAGCGAGCTGCCAAAGATTATCAAAGGTAACTTTGCAGAATTTAAAGAAATGAAAGGGCAGATTTATGACAAAACGGGTTTGCCACAAGGCATGATTGAGGACACAAACGTTTCAAACTTTCAAACTTATCGAGGCGGTTATTGGTGCGGGCATCAATCATATCCGATACCGACCTCACTTGTACCTAAGAATATTATTGCTACATTTGCATCAAACTAAAACCAAAATAAAAATGGAAACCAATCCGACATTTAAACAGTTAAAGATTACCAACTCGCATGGAATAGTAAACTACATTCCAAACAACAAAACAAACTTCAACCATCACGAAACGCATAAGAGGGCGTTATCAAAAGAGAAGCGTGACAAGTATTTAATCGAGGAAGTAGAGTTAAGCGTTGAGCAAGCCGCAGAGATAGGCATTGCTGAGGCTTACAACATTTTAAATCCTCCTGCAAAGAAAGCAGCACAACAAGCCGCAGGAAATAACGATTCAATAATAAAGATGTTAATGGAACAAAATCAATTATTGATGGAACGTTTAGCAGTTATTGAATCTAAATCAACAGCAAAGAAATAATGGCAAAACAACCTAAACCAAGAGGCGGCTGCAACGGATGTGGCGGTGGAAGATAAATAATTACTAACCAAAATAAATAAAACCAATGGCAATTTTAGCTGACACAATTAAGAAGTTACTTACCAAGGCAGGATTCGATTTAAACTCTGAAACTTACCGACAATTAATAGGCATCAAAGAACTTGTTGCTGAGATACCTGATGAGGTCGACCAATCATTAACAACGTTGATGAGTGCAACCGAAGCGAAAAACAATATCGACATTAAGAAGCACTTTAAAGCCGAGGCACTTGATCCGTTTAACAATAAAGTTGGCGGGTGGCTAAAAGAATATGGTGCAGATGATGACACTATTAAAGCCATAACCGAAGATGCAAACACTTACAATAAGATTGAAACTGCGATTAAAAAGATTGCTGAATTGAAATCTAAACAAAGTGGTGCAAGTAGTGGAGATAAGGCGGTGCTTGAACAAAAGATTAACGAGTTAAGTGCGGCACTTTCAAAGGCGGCAACCGATGCAGCATTAGATAAGGACAAAGCGGTTAAGGATGTAGTTGACAAGTACGATGGCGAGTTTACTGAAATGGAAATCAATCGCATCATAAGTGGCAAGCAGTTGCCCGGGCAGTTTGGTTTGGATGTTGAAACGAGAATCGCGCGTGAATTTTTGAGTAAAAAGTTAGCCGAGAAAAATGCCACAATAAAAAAAATTGATGGCAAATTAAAAATAGTTGCAAAAGATGATAATAAAATGCTTATCTTTGACAACGGAAAGGAACTCGACCTTGACACTCTCACAGATATGGCTTTGGCCGACAATAAGTTTTTGAAAGTATCTGGTAATGGAGGCGGCACGCCACCAACACCGCCACAAGGGAATAAAAACCCTATCAAACCATCCTCAGCAAGCGCAGAGGCATTATCGGATTTAGATATTGCACTCCAAGGCTTCAAGTAGGAATAACACTATAATAAAATGGCATTAGGTTATTGCCCCGCGATGTTACAACACATGAAATATGTGATTGGAATAAACGCACCAGAACATAAGATTACTCCTTCGGGATTTTTACGCGCAACTTTAGAAAAAGGCGCACAAGCAACTCCAATCGCTGACTCTTTAGCACTTGCAAACACTGCGGGTCATATTAAAGATTTAAGATTAAAGTATTACCAACGTACAACACCTACGCAAATGTCAACTGCTGATAATTGTGATATTGATTTGGTACAGGCGTATGATGAAATCACTATTGATACAACTTCAATCGTGAAATTCGGATTACATTTTGACCAAGCAACTATCGCACGTTATTGCGATGAGGCTTCTGCAACTGTTGCAATCGGTGGCGCACCAACTAAATTTATGCAAGAGCACTTAGCAGGCTTAATGGCTGCGATGAATGGTTTTGTTGGTAAGATTGACCAAACATTGTTAGGTCAAATCGTTTGGGGTACAAATGCAGTAAGCGGAAACAACGCCTCAACAACTGTAAATTTCAACGATGACTCAACAGTAAACAACTTCTCAGAGGGTTGGACAAAGGTATTAACTGACTATCGTTTTAACGAGGGTCAAGGCAAGCCGATTGTTGTTGGTAGTGGTTTAATTGACTCAGCAGCAGTGCAAGCAATGATGCCAGGAATGACTCAATATGCGCAATTAAACAATAGCGCAGCAAGTGGGGCATTTGATTATTACCATGACATCTATGCAGCAGCATCAGTTGGGTCAAACCAATTTGGTGTATTTATGCCAGGTACTTTTGGAATGGTTGAATTGGATCGTTACAAAGGTTTCAGAGCTCAACAACTTGGATTATCAACTTTCTGGAACATGGCTATGCCATTTGAATTGCCGGGAAGTGAGGGTATCTTAGGCATGTTAAACATTGACTTCCAATTAAGAGAACTTGATTGTCCTACTGAAACAACAGTTGGTTATGATTCAGTGACTCTTGGTGCAGGTTACTCTTTAATTATGTCAAAGAGATTTGCTTTATGGCAAGTGCCAAGTGATGCTTTCTTAGCATCTGATAGATTAACTGGCAACAATGGAGCTTTACGTTACACTGCAACTAATTCTTAATTGAATGAGTTGTTTTGATGGAATCGTAAAACTTAACGGTTGCTCAATTACTGAGGTGCCGCAGGCTGTTTATTCTTTGAACAGCCTGCCCGGCATTTCTTTAAAATCATTTGAGCAAGTGGCCAATAGTGAGCAACAAAACTATATTGGCGTATGGGATGCAATAAATGAGCGTGCAGAGGCGCGTATAAAGAATCAAATCATTGCGTATATGTCAACGCGCTATGATATTAAAAGAGTGCGCAGAACGGTTGATATATTCGGCAGCGAATCGGTAGCGGTTAGTGATGATAAATTCAAAGGAATCATCATAAATTCAGGCTATTCATTAGTTGATAGTTGGAAAATATCACCATTGCAAAGCACATCGATTGACAAGATAAGATTTTACAAGTCGGCAGCAATAACAGCAACGACTATTGATGTAAAATTCTTTAATTTTATTAGCAAGGAAATACTATTCACAAAGACCTTAACCGTTTCAAATTTGGTTACGGGTTGGAATGAAATCGATATATTAAAAGAATTTAGTTGCGCAGTATTAGCCATTGGATTCTTAGACACCAACATACATGGCATTACTTATTCAACTAACGATGCAAATGGTTATTTTAGCTCATGCTTTGACTATTGTTACGGCTTGGACTTCGGCAACTGCGGACAAATAAACGGATTTATTTCATCATCAAATGCGATAGGCGGTAATTTAGCCAACAACACAATAGTAAATTCATTGCAAGCGGTGGTGACACTTGGTTGCAGTTATGATTCTGCGGTTTGTTCTAACAGATTATTATTTGCAGAAGCATATTGGTATTTATTAGGCATCGAGTTGATGACTGAGCGTTTATATTCCGAGCGCATAAACTTCTACACGCAAGTTAAACGCGAGGAAGCAAAAGAACTTATTGACTTGTATAATGTACGTTATGAGGAAGCATTTAAGAACGCTTTAGGCGGCTTAAAATTTGAATGTGATGCATGTTTGGAGTGCAATAGTCAAGTACAAGTGTTTACTCAAATACCATAATGACCATAACCGACAACATACCATTCGTAATAGGCAACATCCTTGCAAAGTTTCGTGAGTTAGACAACCCCGAAACTGTTTCAAGAGCTGCTGCTTTAGCATTGATGCCAGAGTTACATTACAGAATACATACAAGTGGTAAAAAAACTGATGGTAGTGCAATTGGAACTTACTCAAATAGCTATTTAAAGTTAAGACAATCAAAATACAACAGAACTTCTGATAGTAGTGTGATTGCATCTTTAACAAAGCAATTAGAACTTGCATACATATTAAAAGCAACTGAAAAAGGCTATACGATTGATAATTTAGGAAATAAAATACAAGGAGAATCTAAAACAAAAACTGAATTTTTAGAGGAAAAATACGGAGAAATTTGGGCATTGTCACAACGCGAGCTTGAAATGACTCAAATCGTTGCGCAAGAAACAACGTTATTAATAATGAACAAATGAATTTAAAGCAAGTAATAACCGAAGTTGATAACGCTATATTAGCAGCAATAACGATTGCACCTAATAAGGCATTTGGTTTGGCTGAATTTTATTTCGATGGTGACAAACGTTATCCTGGCATTAATAATAAAGGCGAGGTTACGAATTGCTTACTCGATGACAGATATAAATTATCTTGGTATCATCGTTCGGAATCATCACGATTAAAAGTTATAGAAAATAATTATGGAGATAAGTTGGATAAGGTGGAGGAAACAACACCAGTATCACTTGTCATCTATGCAGAGCGCACACAACCATCGCAAACAATTAAGGACATATTTGTTTCAGCTATTCCAAGCGTATTATCTAAATTAGTGTGTGAGAGCATTGATGTATTTGATACGACATTCGAGATTGTCGAAACTGAAATGAACTCATCTTTAGTTTTTAAAGAGGAATGTAGCGCGCCCGATGTGAGAGTCGGTCTTAACCATGCACTGATTGCGGTGCGATACGAAATCAAACAAACATATCGCAGAGGCTGTACAGTCATTTGCGATTGCTAAAAATTAAAAATCATGGCATATTATCCATCAGGTTGTGATGAAAACATTACAGACCATACATGTGGAACTTGTGGCGTTGAGTTATCTCGCGTCAGAGGCACCGCATTTGTAAATAAAAGCTATTACGCAGCACTATCAGTTGACTTTGAAGATGAAGCACTATGGAATGCTGGCATTGCTTCGGGTGCTATCATAGTTTATCCCGAAACACAAGGCGAATTTGATGGCGGAACACCAAACATGGGCCAAGGTTATGGCGATACTGAGGAAAGTTTAAACTCTTATACCTTTATGTTATCGTTCAAAGACCCAAACTATGTTGGAAACCGCGACCATTTTAACTCAGTTAAAGGCTCACGCAACTTTCACGTTGCATTTAGAAGTGAAACAGTGTTGGCCATCAGTGATGAGCCATGCACAATCGTACCAAAAAATCCTATCGCAAACGATTTAAAAGTTGAGCGCACTTGGGATGTTGAGGTTAAATGGACATCTGATAACTTCCCTGAAGAGTCAGCTATTCCTGCTAACTTGTTTACTTGTTACGTTGTTTAATCATTGGCGGTAACACCCCGTAAGGTGGCCGCCTTTAATACTTTTAAATCATGGCTTTTTATCCATCGAATTGTAATATAATTGAGAGTCATTATGCTTGCGGAGGCGGTGGCGGTAGCTTAGCATGCACAGCCATGGAGCTTGCCCGCGTTCGTTCCGTTGCATTGATACACTCATCTTTCATCAATCAAATCTTAACCGATCCCGAAGATTCATCGATTTGGTTAGCGGGAATAACAGCAGGAATGATTGTTGTTTTGCCACAAACGCAAGGCGAGTATAATGGAGGCGAGCCGATATTAGGGCGTGGCTTCGGTTATTCGGAGGAAACATTAATTGCGTATAGCTTTGGAGTTAATTATAAAGACCCTGACTACGTTGGCAACTTGCCACATTACAACTCGATAACAGGAAGTAGAAACTTTTACATTGCATTTTGTTCCGAAACAATAATGCGAATTTCACAAAGAGCAGGCACATTGGTAGCCTCAAATCCGATTGCAAATTCATTAAAAGATGAGGTCAACTTTATATTAACGTATAAGTGGACCAATGATAAGATGCCATTGGAATATAGCATTCCAGATGGTGTATTTGTTTGCGCACCATCGGTGGTGTATGGTGCAAGTTTTGACAATAGTTTTGATGATTCATTTGATAATCCATAAACATGGCACAAAAAAATAGGGCAAACATGCTCACCGATATTGTAACAAATATCTTTAACAACATAATTAATTACATTACCGGTCAGAATGCGCAGGATCGATTTGTAAATCTATTAGATAGCACTCCAAACATTTTGAGCGATAAGGACCAGGCAGATGGTTATGTTGGAACGGATGTAAACAATGAAATGGTTTCCGAATATTATAATGAATTTATTTCGCGGGCCGATATGATTTCAAAGTTAACTGCGAATGAGGCGGTTGGTTTTAAGTTTTATCAGATAAATGATGCGGCAAGTGGTTCAAGAATAATACAAGTTGTTGCAGATAGCAACATAAGTTTATATTCAATCGGACTCGATGTTGCAACGGGCGAAACGGGCACTTACGATATAAACACCGATGTGTTTACTCCGATAGTAGTTAGCGGCACACCAACATTATCACAGGTATTAACAGCAGGCAACACATCAGGCGCAAATGATATTGAGTTTGATGCTACACAAGGATTGCTATTTGCCAACACATCAAGGTTAAGAGAGGGTACTATTGATGCAGGATTAGGAGGCACAAAAGGCATTGCTCAAATATGTGCGGTTGGTTATGAGTTGAAGTGGGAAGCAGGGAGGTTGTATGTGATGGATGGAAATGGTCTTTTAATTAGACAATCTTTGTATAATTTTACAACAACACCAACAGCAACTGATGATAATACATTAGGCTATGCAGTTGGTTCATTATGGACATTAGATGATGGGACTGTTTACATTTGTAGCGATGCAACGGCAACGGCTGCGGTGTGGGCAATCGGTGGCATACCAGACCTCCAACAAGTAACGGATGTAGGCTTTACAACTACAAATAAGTTGCAATCCGACGATGGGGCAGGCAACCTATCGGCATTGAACAATGGGGTTATAGATTTAGTAACGGGTTTGCAAACCGTAACTATTGATGCGTCATTGGTCACTACTGCTTACAATGTTTCGTTTCCCGATAAACTATTGG